GCGAACCTTACCTTTCTCATTGTCTTATTTAATTTTTTATTTAATTTTTTATTTGATTTCGCACACCTAGCACGGAAATGTTCATATCTTTCTCTAACCATTTCAAATGTTAGGCCAGATTTTTTACCTAACATTTTATTTACAACTTCATGTAGGTCATATATATATTTTGAAAAGGTTTTGCGCGATTCCATCCGTTCAACTGTTAATGGTAATTTCTTAAAGTTCTTCACCAGATTTTTACGACATTTACCACATGGCAAAACATTTTGTAAATTTAGAACAAACTCACGATAATGATCTTTATTCTCTTTCGTTGGATGAACAGGATAGTTAAAACTCATTGTATGTAAATAATGCCACATTGCAGGACCCCATACACCTGTTAACATCCCATCGTTACTATGATAATCATCTTCTGAATATACTGTGGTTAACTTTATTGTATCGTGTTTGGACATGTGACTTTAAACGAATATTACTCTTTATACTAGCATTATAAAATAATGTCTTCTAAATAATACATTTAGCGTTATTCGGCGAATTGTTATATTAAAAATATATTTACAATATATAAAATGGCTGGTCTTATTGAAGTTATCACAAAATATATTCGTCCTTACTATTACTATATTTTAGCATTGACTATTTTTATAATATTTTTTACCATTGGTGTTTATGCATATAATGGGTTTCAAGCACAACAAAAAAATAAATTTTCTGATGTAGCCAACGCAAACCGTCGTAATAAAGACGCAGTTGTTTATTTTTTCCATGTAGATTGGTGCCCCCATTGCAAGAAGGCTCTTCCTGAATGGAAGAATTTTGTATCAAAATACGATAAAAAAGAGATTAATGGATATCGTATTAAATGTGTAGACAAAGACTGCACCAAAGAGACTAGTGATATTACAGAAATAATTAACAAATATAATATAGACTCTTATCCTACTATTAAATTAATAAAGGACAATACCACAATTGATTTTGAATCCAAAATTACAGCTAGTTCTTTAGAAAAGTTTGTAAATACTATGTTAAATTAATTTTATATAAATATGTAACCATACTTTATATGAAATCCATTAAAAAAGAAAGAAATAATAATAAAACTAGGAAAAATTATTCTAAAAAAGGTGGTAATAAATTTGCTCAAGCCGCTAAAAAAATAGGTGATTTCGCAAGAAGAGCTGCTGCTAAAAAAATTACTCAGGCAACATTAAGACAAGCTAAGGAAAATTTATTTACTGATATTGCTGGTAATGTTACTGATGAATATAAAATAAATCCAAATGTATTTGTTCCAGCATCTGTTCGTAGTGGAAAATTAGTTGCTTCGCCTGGAAAATTAGTTGCTTCGCCTGGAAAAAGAGTTGCTTCGCCTGGAAAAATAGTTGCTTCACCTGGAAAAAGAGTTGCTTCACCTGGAAAAAGAGTTGCTTCGCCAAAAAAATCAGTAACACTAAATCCTACTGAAAAAGAAAGATTTAGTGAAGTAGCTACTGGTGCATGGCGCGAACCAACACTTAAATTGCGTAAAAAAATTCAAGACGGCCAGGTTTTATATATAAAAAAACAAGCACTTATAACTGTTGTGGAAGCATACAACAAAAGTAAAATTAATAAAACAAAGCCTTTTGGAATTACAGCATCTATTTTATCTACTGTTGTAACAAAAGGTAAGACTAGTATTGATAAAACCATAGAAGCCATTGAAGCCAGCGATATTAATAGTAATCTAGAAGATAGACTAAAGATAACATATAACGTACTAACTGACAAATATAATATTGAAAAACCCAAATATTTTAAAAGACAAGGAACGTTTATATGGAACCTTTTTAATAATTTAGATATAAGTTATCTTGAAATCAAAAGAGCCTACTGTGATAAATGGAAGAATAAATCAGATATTTGTGGTATTGAAACTAAAAGAGATGTTGCTGAGTTCGTGTTTAAACTTATTATTGATTCTGTTCGCGGTTTTGTATCATCTATTGGAGCAGAGTCAAGTACAGATTTAAAACAACAAGAGATTGATATTGAAAAACAAACAACTTATATTGGCAATTTTTACGTACCTATTTTATCTATAGGATTTAATGTTACTGCTTTAAACAACACACTTTCTTCTTATTTTAAAGGACAATGGTCAAAATCATGGTTAAATGACATATTAGGAATATTAATTCCTTACGTTCATCAAGTATTTACCGATATTAAAAAATCTGATAAGAATGACCTTAATATAGTTCCCCTTTTATTATCCAAATTAACTCTTATTCCTGAAACAGTAATAGATGATTTTATTTCTGATAATAGAATTTTAAATAAACTATTTGATGATTTAAATACGTTTTTAAAAGAAAACGCCGATTTATTATCTGGTGAATACAGTAAAACGCAATTTATTAATATTTCGTCAGAATTAAAGAACAAGGTCATGGAGTTTAAAACAAAATGTCTTGAAAAATTATCTGACGATATAAAAATCCAAATTCTAGAAGAACTTAGTAAATTCCCATACGAGTAATCAAACGTTTCATTTGGTTACCATTTCAACACCAAGATTTATTAACTTAATTCTTTCTTCCATATTACTTAATAAGTTACTCATACTATATAATGATGTTTGCTCAGAATAAACAACATATTCATTTGGAATGTTTATGGTTTTGTTTAAAAGTAAGAGTTTACTGGTGTAAATGTTAAACAATGTGTTTATAAAATCTATTAACGACGAGGTTTCATCCATTGAATTTTTATTCGTTGTCATATTTTCCTTACGCAATCCTAATATTTCATTAGGATTTGCACCATTATTTATGCATTTGTCTAATGAATAGTTTTCTATAACTCCGCCATCACAATATCGTCCACTTTCTTTAAAATAAGGTGAAAACATTATAGGCAAACATGCTGAGCTGTAAACAACTTCAAGTACTTTCCAATCTGGATGTGTCTTATATGAAAAATCTATTAATTCATTTGAAGTTAACTCTGTAGCAAATACATGAAATTCAATATTTGTTAATTCATAAAATTCTTTCAATGTAATATCCATTGAAATATCTTTTCCTTTAAATAAAGGTGAAAATGTTTCTTCTAATACTTTAATATCAAAAATACCTCGTTTATGGTAGGATTCTATTATAGAGAACATATTAAACTTATAAACATTATGCCATGGCCGCTTTATTAAATAATCATCTAATGTAGTCCAATCATAGTTTAAACATAATATAACTGCCAATAATGCACCAACAGACGTACCATAAATACTTTTTATATCTTCGTGCTTCCATAAACCCTGGTTATTTGTTTCTCTTAATATTCCATAATATGTTAACCCAGTAGCTCCACCACCCGCTATTACAATATGTTTTATTGATGGTTCAGAGACATCGTTATTTTCTATAGATTCATCCATACTATTAAATATTTACGTCTTTTTTCTATATTTTTTCTTTACGTAAACTATATATGTCTTGTTTTTTAACCGTAGACGACGAAGAATTTGTAGGCAAAATTAATATTGATGACCTCTATTATAAGAAACAACAAAAAGATTTGAAACAACTAGCTATATTTAATAAAATATTAAATCGTGTTCAACGTCGTATTGTGTTTACATCTAGAAACCGTTTAGATGATAAGCATATTTGGTTCACTGTTCCTGAATACATATTTGGTGAGCCTATTTATGACCAAGGTGATTGTATAGGTTATTTAGTTAAAAATATACAAGATAATGGCTTTGATGTTCGCTATGTTCATCCAAATACTCTTTTTGTATCTTGGGCAAATTGGATTCCTTCTTATGTCCGCAGCGAAATTAAAAAGAAAACTGGTAAAATTATTGATGAAAAAGGTAACATCATTGAGAAAGAGGGCGATGTTGATAATAGTGACCCTAATTCCCGAATATTAAATGATAAAAATAACCCTGTTGGAAAAGAAAAACGCGAGTATAAACCTATTAATCAATACAAACCTACTGGCAATTTAGTATATGATCCAGAGATGTTTGAGAAATTAGAGAAAAAGGTTACTTTTTGAGTTATAACAGGAAACTTTTTGCAACCCATAAAAAATTGAACACATGTTTAACTAGTTGAATCTAATTAAAACTAACATTGAATTGTCTTCATTAAAATGAGTTCTTCTCGCCCTGTAACTGCCGTCGCTGCTCTAGGAGTTGTTGGTACTGTACTTGTAGCAGGTGCTGCTGTACTCGGAACTGCAGGCGACATTAACGAACGTGGGTTTATTATTAATCAGTTTCGCAAAGGCTTCACTACTAAGAAGTGCACGACTGAACTTTATGCGAACAGCATTGACGCAAATGCAACTGAAATCAGAGTTGAAGTAACCGAGCCTATTTCTCAGAATGGAAATATCAGGTTCATTGACAATGGTGATGGGATGAATCGCGAAAAACTTACTCGTATGCATAGTATGTATTCCGAAAACCACGGAAACAATATCTCAATGGGAGTATCAGGTATTGGTGGAAAAGCGGCGGCCTTCATTTTGTCATCTACTGATGGAACTATTCGCACTGCTACTACAGTTACCATTTTCACTCATATGGAAAATGGTAACTACATTAAGGCTGTATGTCCATGGGGTGAAATTGCAAGGACATACAAGTACACTGGTATGATTCAGATCCTAGAAATGTCATCTACTGAGGTTCAGGAGTACATCTTGGAAAGGAAGGGCGAGACTACAGGCACAACCATCGTGTTTAACTATAGCGAAACCCTTCATGATGCTTTGGATGAACAATTTAATGAAAAAAGATTTTATTTAAAAATGGAAGAGAGGGTAGAGTTCATCTTTGGTAAGCATGACGTTAACTTCTCTTATAAAGATAATCAACGAACTTGCCAACTTGATATGTATGATTACTTTGGTGGCGCATCGCACGAATACTATCTTGGATTTGATAAGATCTTTATTTACCACTACATAGACAACAAGCGTGAACACCGCTATCTATTCCAAGAACATGCCGATGGTGAATATCATGAATACCCAAAACATGGTAGGGGGGTTTCACACAGTTCTGGTGTTGTTAGGGATAATATGAGGAACTGGAAGCGCATAGGCTTTTACCAGTTTACCATTGGGATGAGAAAGTGTGACGACTTCTTTAACGAAAACAATGTGGCAGAGACTCTCAATCCCTTTGATAGACAGAGTAGCATTCTATGTGATTACGATCAAGACTTCTTGAGGATGGAGCAGGGAAACATTACACATCTCAAGGATGACATGTGCCGATCTGTTTTGATAAGAAACAAACAGGCAATAATGTGGCATCATTTGGATGGAAAATCACTATTTAGAGCTTCGCCCATTGAAACCATCAAAATGAAAGATCTTCGCACAGAGCTTTCATACAACACAATATCCTGTCAGGACAACCCAATTGATATTTGCATGGGTATACAGGAAGTCAAGACTCAACACAGCAAGATCCTTCCCACTCCATTATTGAGGATCATGATTGAGTTTAAGAACCGTAAATTTAACCAGATTAAAAACTACATCAACAACAGGATTACAGAACACAAGGCTACCTTAGCTGATGAACAAAATGAATCAGAGAACGAACCTGAAGGTGAAGTTGAAGGTGTATGTGAAGGTGAAGGTGAAGGTGACTCTGAGTCAATTAATGACTCATCTGAATCACGAGATGATGAGTCTATTGGTCTACTAGATACTCAAGTGCTTATTGAGGAGGTTTCTTCAGAAAAACGACAGGAAACTCTAATTCAAATTGATGTTCAAGCTGAAACCGAATCTGTTAGCGGTTTGGAACTGATAACAATGTTGACAGATTTCTTGATTACAATTGACGAAACTACCAAATACACAGGACATTATGTTGATATGTATAAAATGTTGCAAACTATCAAGCAATAACAAATACGAATTTCAATAAAAAAATAACTAATATTATTACAATAATTTTTTTATTCACTAAATACTACATGCGAAATAGGTAAAATGAAAGTGGGGGTAATGAAAGCTTCGCATGTCGGTACCCTTCAAAAAATTGATTTAATTAATGAGATAAACAATATTTATTAAGAGTTAATAACGAAAGAATGATATCCAAAGAGAAAATATTTATTACGGTAAAACTTCCAAAAATTATATCTGATGAAAATCTAAAAATGTCCTCATCAGATTCTGTAATTCAACTGGCTCCCAAAACCCATACCAAAACCAAGAAGAAGAAGATTGAATTATCTAATACAGATAAATCTAAATTATGGGATATATTTGATGCTGATAAGAAAGAGATTGTTATTAAGGCTGACCCTTCTAATATTGAATGTGTTTATTCGGAACAAACCGAATTAGACTTATGCAATTTATGTAAATCCAGTCTTATGATTATGGAGAATGGTTTCCCAACATGTGTAAATACAGAGTGTGGTGTTATTTACAAAGATATTTTAGACTATTCACCTGAGTGGAGATTTTATGGAGCAGATGATAAAAACACAAATGACCCTACCCGTTGCGGAAACGCAATAAATCCACTTTTAGTGGAATCGTCTTTTGGTTGTAAAGTTTTATGCAATACAAAATCATCCTATGAGATGAAAAAGATTCGTAAGTGGACGGAATGGCAATCTATGCCTCATCGTGAAAAGGCGCTTTATGACGAATTCCAGTTTATCACTGTTATGGCTCAAAATTCTGGTATGCCCAAGATATTCATTGATAACGCCATGATTATTCATAAAGATATTTCCGAACAGAAGATGTTTAGGGGAATTAATCGCGACGGTATTAAAGCGGCGTCAATTTATATTTCCTGCCGACTAAATGGATGTCCAAGGACAGCTCATGAAATTGCTGAGATATTCCATCTTGATAAGACTAGTGCAACTACTGGCTGTTCTATGGCTGTAAATATCCTTCATAACATTGAACGTAACATAGAGCCTTCATTACAGACTGATTTATGCTTTACACTTCCAAGCTCTTTCATTGAGCGTTATTGCAGTCGTTTGAACTTTAATCAAGAGCTTACTATGTTATCTAAATTTGTTGCTAACAAGATAGAAAAGAATAATATTATTACTGATAATATTCCACATGCGATTGCTGCTGGTATTGTATACTTTGTTGCTCAAAATTGTCAGATGAATATTACCAAGCAGGAGATTAAAACAGTGTGTGGTGTCAGTGAAGTTACGATTAATAAATGTTTCAAAAAATTAGAAATATTAAGAGAGACTTTACTACCTTCTGCTATTCTAAAAAAGTATGCATAAATATATTTTAGGAGTTTATTCTCATTTTTTATGGGGTTATAGTATATAATTTTTAATGGAACAGGAGCCCACTAATGAAAACTTAACTGAAGAACAATTGGCTGCTGCTGATGCACAGGCGGCTCAAGTTGCTGCTCAAGAAGCACAAGCGGCCGCTGAACAAGCTGCTGCTGAGAAAGCTGCCGCTGAAAAGGCACAAGCTGAAGCGCAAGCGAAAGCGGCCGCTGAGAAAGCTGCTGCGGAAAAGGCTGCTGCTGAGAAAGCTGCTGCGGAAAAGGCTGCCGCTGAGAAAGCTGCCGCTGAGAAAGCTGCCGCTGAGAAAGCTGCCGCGGAAAAGGCGGCTGCTGAGAAAGCTGCCGCGGAAAAGGCGGCTGCTGAGAAAGCTGCCGCGGAAAAGGCTGCTGCTGAGAAAGCTGCCGCGGAAAAGGCTGCTGCTGAGAAAGCTGCTGCTGAGAAAGCTGCTGCTGAGAAAGCTGCTGCTGAGAAAGCTGCCGCGGAAAAGGCTGCCGCTGAGAAAGCTGCCGCGGAAAAGGCTTCTGCGGAAAAGGCACAAGCTGAGAAAGCTGCCGCGGAAAAGGAACAAGCCGAGCAAGCTGCGAAGCAAGCCGCTTTTGAACAAGCAGCCAAAGAAGCCGCCGAGAAAGAAGCTATTGATCAAGCTGTTAAACAAGCAGCTTATGAAAAAGAGCAAGCTGAATTAGCAGCCTTTGGACCTATTCCTAAGTTAGTATTTATTGTACCCTTCAGAAACAGAGTGGAACAAAAACAAGTATTTGATAATGTTATGCCTACTATTTTGGAAGATATTCCTTCAACTGATTACAAGATTTACTTTGTCCAGCAATGCGATGCCCGTGACTTTAATCGTGGTGCTATGAAAAATATAGGATTTTTGGCTATGAAGGAAAAGTATCCCAAACATTACCAAGACTTTACATTTGTTTTTAATGACGTAGATACTATGCCTCGTAAAAAGAATTTATTAAATTACAATACTGAAGTTGGAACAATTAAACATTTCTATGGACAGGAAAATACATTAGGTGGAATTGTATCTATTAAAGGTTCTGATTTTGAGAAAACACTTGGCTATCCTAATTTCTGGGCATGGGGTTATGAAGATAATATGTTGCAAATTCGTGCGCTAAAATATGGATTAACCATTGATAGGTCAACATTCTTTAAGATTGGTGACCAAAATATTCTCCAATTAAACGAAAACTTGAATCGCATTATTAACCGCGATGAATTTAATAGATACATTAATTACACATCTGAAGGTTTCTCGTCAATTCACCAAGTTGTATACAATATTGATGATTCAACCAGATTTATAAATGTTACTCAATTTAAAACAGAAGTTGATAACAATCCTTCTGGAAATCAATTGTATGACTTACGTAAAGGAAATAGACCATTTAATTTGAATCCAGTTCAAGCTCGTGGTCGCAGAGGCTCAATGATGAGCTTAAGACTATAAGTTTACGATTAAAAGTTTACGATTAAAAGTTTACGATTAAAAGTTTACGATTAAAAGTTTACGATTAAAAAATTGATTTAACAATAACTTTTTTAATTATTGTTAAACAACTCAAGAATTTACCAAAATGATTGAATATTACGACGTGTATAGACAATCAACCAATTCTTTCAATGGAAATAATCCAAGAAAGAGCAATAAACCAGAAATTATTAATTTTAAATTACACTTGTTTAATAGAAAACTAGACATTTCAATAAGCAATGATAAATCATTAGAAGACCTTTACATATCTATTTACAACGCAGTTTATCCAGAGTTCTCTACTGAAAAAAATATTGACGTTATTCCTCCAGTCGGAATATCCTACGTCCCTAGACTATATAATGTGGCTATTTGTAATATAAATAAAGAACTTATTCATACGATTCCTTTACATAAATTTATAACTATATCTAGTTATATGAAATCTAATACAGATTGCTTTGTTTCTAGGTCAATGATTGGTAAAAAAATTTACACAGTTTATGTAATTGACGAGCACGCGCTAGAAAATTTAGATAAATACGCTAATAATAATAATAACAACAAAACGCTGTTTCAAATGATGTTCTCGTGTTATTATTCAAGAAACGTAGACACTAGTAACCCTCGCTAACTTCTAATAGTTTAAATGTTAATCCTATATCTTCATAGGTTTCCCAAACACCAGATATTTTTATTATATATTGCAAATTGTTTTTTTTAATATCTGGTGAATTATAATCCTTATATAATTTCATACTTCCACTATATAACTGTTTGGATAAAACCATAGAATTTTTTGATTTGCATTTATATATATTCTTATAATATTCAAGAATACGAGACTCCAGTTTTGAAAACTCCTGTATAACAGAAAGGTTACCTGATTGGTAAGGATTAAACTTTAATAAAACCTTACTACCTATTTTTTCAATATTAAAAACCTCTATAGGAAAAAGAATGTATAGTCCGTTCATTGTAAAACAATTATTAGAATATATTATTTTGGTGAAGTTCCCGTCCATTATAATATTTGTCTTTTTATCCAGAAAATACACATTAGGCAACGTTATCTTTGGTAGATCTATACTTATATTCATTGGCTACAATAATTCAATTATTATATTTATCTTGTTTTTATTAATAAATATAATAATATAGTATAGTATATTATTATAATGTCGCAATTTTTAAATGTAAATGAAATCGCATTGGCGCATGTTCCTATTATATCTTGGAAAGGTAAAACATTTACGCAAATCACATCTTCTATAAAAAAGAATAGTGGTAATGTTACTGGTTCAACTGTAACAAATTCAGTGTATAAGAAAGGAAAATTTGTTGGCAATCTAACTACTCACCCTAACTTTTTCTTACCTAATCCATTAAAAATATATCGCAGAGAGATTGCCAATATAATTGATATGTCTAATTGTTATCAACGTAGTTCTATAAAAATTGACGAATTTAATAGACCTGGTGGTTCCATAGTAAATACTTCAGTCAGCGAAATAAATGGTTTAGTAAATACATTGGATTTTACTTTACAAAATAATACATGTGAAGACCCTGGAACATGTTCTGTCTTTTTATCACCAGCTGATAATGCAAGACGTCGTTGCAGAAGTAGTGGCATGATTAAGAAAACATATAACCCAGCCAATAACTTTTCTAGCTATTATACCGACTCAAAACAATATTTAGTTAGCCGAAACAAGACATTCTTACAAAATCAATATAATTATATTCGTGCTGGTAATCCATTGCTTAAACCTAGTACTGGTTTAGCGGCTGCCAATATTTATTCTCCAAATGGTCTTCCAGTATGTCCCAAATTCCAGATTGCTACAGATAGTAGTTTCAGTTATCAATGGGTAGATGGAATATATTATACTGTTGATATACCTGCTGGATATTATGATGCGAACGATTTTAATGGAAAATTTCAATTTGCTATGTCACAGAACTATCATTTTGTTATTAATCAGGCTGGGTCTAAGGTATTTTTATTAGGAATAGCTTATGACGACATTAATGACATTATAGAATTTCAATGCTCATGTTATGATAATGTTAATTTCCCATCTAACGTTTTTTCAGCGGATATTCACGCAAGTCAAGTTTGGACTCAACGTGGTTATGGTACTGGAATATCACCGCCAAATCAAGGAATTGGTACTTCAGTAACACCTGGATTCCAGTTTTCAAATAGTGATCTTATGAGAGCATTAGGACTTACTGCTACAACTTATCCTATAAATATTCCCCCCAATCCTATTTCTGTAGGAGTTGGTCAAACTGGCTCTAATACACAAATTTATACAAGCGCACAAGTATACACTTCAAACAGTAGTCCAGGTCTTAAAAGTGTATACAAAAAGATTTATTATAAGCCTAACAATAGTCAATTTGGTCAACAAGGCGCTGTTTCTAGTAGTTCATTAATTAGCAGAATTAAATACCATGCCATAAATACTGCTGCACATAATACAAGCGGTAACATTTTTGGCTCAGACGCAACTAAAGCATTTGGAGGAAATATTGCCAATGCATTATCGTATGGTGTATCTGAAAACCCTTATACGATGAAAGATAAGATTGGATATCCCAATATAACATATCCATCTTTCTTAAAGGGGTCAACTGTTCAGAGAAACTGTATGGAAACTCATATCAATAGTGGTGTTAAGTTCCCCAAATAAAAATTATATTACATGAAATCATGAAATATAATTTACACTAGTTCAAACGATATATCAGAAGTATCTTGAAACCCCCTATTTTCAGTATTTAAAAAGACATTTGTTTGTAATATAGTTTGATTATAAGGAACATTGTACTTTGTACACCATAGAATAGACTTCTGAATATTTGTATTTATTAAATTATCTATCTTTTCTTGCCTATGTTTATTATCTATTAAAGAAATAGTAAAATGGATATTCTCTATTTGTTGTTGACCAAAAATCGCATTATACTCTTCTAATTTTACTAAAAAATGCATTGATATTGGTGTGTTCAGAAATCTATGGATATATAAATCTGTAATAGAATTTGTTGATAGTAACATTTTTTCAAAGGCTCTGTAGATAAAAGGAGCAAAACTTTCAAATGGAATACTAGTAAACCCCTTGCAAACTATATATTTCTCAGAATTGGCGTAACGGCTAGTCTGTGGTTTCACTATATATACCTTATCATAAAACGACGATAATATATATAATAAATCAATACTGTGTTGCATAAACGTATCAAATAATTTTAAAATAAAACATCCACCTCGCTTCTGCATTGAAAGTGCATAAATTACCTGTGCAAACAACAGTTTTGATATATTTATTTCTTGATTATTGAAGTCCATTGAGAAATCAAAACCTCCATCTCCTGTTATCAAATCCATCGTAGAACCATATTTTTCTCTGCAGTGAATATAATTATCCATAGATAGAATATTACCAGTTTGATCAGAACCCGTTTCAATAAAAACATTCTTATTTTGACGCAGAAATTGTTCAGTCTTCTTCCAACCAGGTATATTTGGATCATTGTTTTCATCTATAATTGTCATTCCCACGTATTTATCATGTGGACATTTTCTTAGTCCAGCCAATGCTTCAATAAACCCACCTGGACCTTCTGCCAAATGAAAACTGCGAATAGGTCTTGAATCAAAATTCAACTCAAATATACTTACCATCTCTATCATCTTAAAAAAAGAACGAGAAATAGGCTTGTATTTAGATATACATTTTTTCTTGAAGGATAACTGCGTATGAATATATTCGTAAGGGTTTGTATATTTTTTAAATATATCCCAATCTTTTTCTTTACTTTCTATCTTCTCTTTCATGTCATATAAATATGTTGAAAGTGAGTGTGATATTATGGGTTTTGGCAACTCATCTTTCTCTACACAATCAATATATTTATGGATTAGATAACTTGTCCTTGGTAATAAATAATATGTCATTTTTAGATATATTGTTTATAAAATACTGTTTATATATTTTATTTCTTAACTGTTATCATTATTTTTTCTTTACTTATAGATACAGTGGGTTTTTGTGTTTGCGCTGGCACTTGCACTTGCACTTGTTCCTGAACTTGTTTTGGAGCTTCAGGTTGCTTTTTCAATACTAAACGTTTCGTCTTCTTAACAATTTGTTCATTATCCCCTTCGTCCCCTTCTTTACTTTCCTTTTTATTATCTTCTTTATCTCTCTCCTCTACAGCTTTTTCCAGTTCTTTAGCTTCTTCCTCACCATGTTTATCAGCAAATTCAGTCTCTTTCAATATAATATGTGCCATTTTCTTAACATCTACATCACGTACCTTTTTAAATGCAAAGTAACGATTCATGAATGAAATACGCTTCTCTTCTGGCGACATATACATTGCTTTTCTATAGTTGGCTTCGCCTCGTCTGTTACCTTTCAATTCTATTTCCATTAAATTAAATAATTCTGAAAACATACCTGAACCGTTTGGCAAATTCATATGTTTGGCTTCATCTTTTGTAACCAAAACAAATCCATAATCCTCCATAATTCTTGTGAAATATTCAAAGTTCACCAGATACTCACGGAAATATTGGTTAATACTCTCTTGAAACACATTGATAGAATACCCTAAGCTCATGTCTTCGTCAGGGAACCCTGTTTGGTCATACATTTTAATAATCTCATATATTTTACGACCCTCTTTCATAATCGTAACGCCCTCTTCGTTTTTAACATTCTTCAATAAATTAAACACTGTTTGACCATCGTAACACGTTCCAACATAATAGCCACCAATCCTGGTACATTCGGTAATATTACGCAATAATTGGTGAAATGTCTCTTTGTTTTTAAACATATAATGCATTGCGAATTGACATGATGTAATATTAAAACCAGATTCAGCAACACCATATTGATTATAAACACCCTTACCCAATAGAGAAACATCCTTAGCTCCTTGTCCAAAAACTGCCTTAGTAATTTGCTTATCTTTTTCTGTGGCCAATGCTTGTCCACTACGAATATTTAAACCACTATCACCATTCACAAAAAGTGCCTTTGGGATATCCTTTACAGTTCGGGCTTTATTCAAATATCTTGCACATGCACCATCCATTTGATTATGAATATTGTCTTTTGAAATATCAATACCAAATACAAAGGATAATTTCGCGTCTATCCATTTATTCAAATCTCCTGCCTTACCAACAGCAATATCAATAAGTGTATCTCCTCTGTGCGAAACACCCATAATCAAATTTTTCTTTACATACAAATTATGGAAATCACGCAATGCCTGAGTGCTTGTTTCATCATTAGAACGGTTATAATAAACTTCATCATCTAGGGTTCGTTCAGGAATATTATCGCCAGTGCAAATCATATCCTCAGTAATTGGGTGATGTATAGAATACCAGTTATTGTTTGCTACTTTGTATGCATTTCCAAAATTATCCTTAGTTCTACGTAATTGAGCTGTCTTATCGTATCTGACCCTTATGGGGACCCATTTCCAACCATCTTGTTTTGTATGGTCGTATTTAAATTCAACAATCATATCCTCTTCAAAGTATTCACCCTCTTCTGTTCTCATGAACATTTTGGTTCCATCCTCCTCCATCATAATATTACAGAAACATGCATTAGGGTCATAAGGATTAGTAGGAACAAAGGGTGCTGGCTTGTAGTTTTTTTTATAATCCATTGTATTTATACTTTCGTAGGTCACGTCATTTATGAGGTCTTGGAATGGATTCACATATCCATCTGTTCTAGCATCAAACCCTACATGAAGTACCAATGTTTTATATTGTAATACTTCTTGGACACCCTGTAAATTACGTCCATCTTGGAAGATATGATGTACTTCGTCTTTACCCGTTTTGTCTTTTTTGGTTGAAACTAAGAAATCAATTGTATTGAATTCGGCTGGCTTCCACTTAAACGAATGAGACCATGTAATCTTGGATAGCTTTCCTGGTGGCGCACCTGGTCTAGTTGCTCCAACAGCCATGTTTCCTGGAGTAAATATAAGTCCATCCGTATTATATTCGTATGTTCCATCCTTAATATCTGATAAAATGCTTAGACAACCATCAAATATAGTTGTATTCTCACCTGTTGCTTTAAATGTCTTGCACTTTACTACAAAATCAGCTGCTTGTTTATTTTCTTTCGGTTGCACTTCTTTTTCTGTGCTTTCTAAAATAGATATGGGTTTCAATAGTTCAACGAATTGATTCAATAGTTGCAAACGGTACTTTTTTTCTTGCTTCTCTTTTTTATCTTCATCATCACTACTCTCTTTTTCTTCTTGAGATGCCTCATCATAATCAGGTATAAACGGGAATTCTCTGGCAGATTTATTGTTTACAAAATAAATATCAAACGCTGCATATAGATTAATATAAACACCCTTCTTATTGTATTTGATATGCTCACCATCAATAATGCTGTTAAATATAGTCTTCTCTGCGGTTTTGGTTCCTGTAAATATAACTGTCATGTTTGTGTCAATCATATAAATTTTACCATCGTCAGAAACATACAATAATTTACGGTCACCGTCTGCTTTATCAGTAACGGTAAAATGTTTACGTATGTTTGGCATAGTTGACCCCTCCTGCTCTGGAGCAACATTATCTAATTGCAATGTAAACGATGAAGGTCCAATGAAATCGGACGAAAACACTTTACGTTGTTCATGCTTCTCTCCATGAATGGTTTTCATATATTGTTGTAAAACCTTCTCCTGTTCGGGATAGGATATAGGGAATTTGGTTCCTTGGAGACCACTTAAGACAATACGAATTGCCTTTCTGAGCGAGTTCAGCACTTTGGGTACTGTGTTAAACACAGTTCCTGGACCCACTTTGGTATTATCCACCTCCAATTCTATTTCGTATTGTTCCATATTAGTAAAAAGCCCTGCATCTTGAACTGTATAATGGGGAATAGGAATAGGATTTTGTCCCTGTGTCTTAGGAGATGACTTCACAATACTGATATCAGCAACGATTGGCGAATCGTCATGATAGAATCTAACACGATTCATTGTGCGGAATATCTTCTTGGAATCTGCCCATTTTGAGATTATATTACGTGCTGTATCTGATTGTGTGTTGTAATCCTGCTCTGTTTGAAAAGATACGTTGAAATTAAAATCATCCATCTTGAGACGTTCAATAAAACTGCCATCCTTACGCATCGCAGTCATTTTCCTTGTAAACTTAACTTTATTAAACAAGGTGGATGGCATATTAATTACGCTTTGGACACTATTAGTTCGGCAATATTCTTGAATTAAATCTGTGCCTACCAATTCAGCGCGTATAGACATCTTTGTTTTTCCTGTTCTTGGGTCCACAGATTCAGGTATAATTCTCAACATTTGAATACCATCGGGATTTATTGTTTTAAAACCACATGAATAAAGCTGTTTTACCACATTATCATAATCTATCTTAGATATAGGTCTAGTAACGGATTGTGTTTTGATATCTTTTCTATTCAATGTGCCGAACCGAATTTCCAATTCATTCGCTTTATTGTGGCTACGAATTACAGGGTTACTCTCTAAATATTCTTTTACTATTTGCTCAAAAGCTTGTGTCTTTTGTTTGATAGATTCCTGTTTCGGCAATTCTTTATCCTTTTCCCGTTCCTTTTCCATAATATGTAATTGTATATAGTAATTATATATTATTTTCCCTTTAATTCAATTTTCTTGAGGGGAACTAATAGTTTCGTTCCTTGTCCCTCTGACCCCTCCTTTCTAATCCTAGAGCCAGGTGCATGCTTCGCTAATCTCCTGATACAAATCAGTCTTCTTATACTTCTTATTCTTCTCATATATACCCATCTTCTTGGCTAGTTCCTCTAATTCTTCAACCTTGTAATTACTAATGGATTTCAATGGTTTCAAATAACTTTCTAAACATATCATTTTATTCTTCATATCAGCAATCTCAATATCAGTGAGAGGCTCTGACTTTACTGAATATTTTCCATAAGTATCTTTATATAATACATATGTTGGCAACTCCGCGTCTCTGTCTGCAACGAATTCCAACATCAAAAGCTTCGTTGAATTCACCATAATAATGTTTATTTTGTAATAAACTAATATTGCCATCATAGAATTTATACTTGTTTCCTTCTGGCTCGTCAATAACTCGGACAATATCTCTTGTACTGCTGCCTTTGTCATTTTGGTGCTTGTTGATTTCATGCTATGTGGGTTTTTAGTTATAAAGTCACCAATCTGTTTCTTTACTTCCAATTCTTTCACACCATAATTGCGGTCAACTTCCAAGTATTCACCATATCCAAAATGAATAACAAAAAGACACCAGAAAAGAGTATCGTTTTGTTTTGGACTTATTAATTCTTCCTTTATTACTATTGTGTTTGTGCATTCTTGAAGTGGTGTAAATACCACAGGAACTTTTACTATTGGCTCATGAATTTCAAGATAGGCAACGTTTTCTGTGCAATCCATAATTGCCAAACTCTTTTCAAATGGCTTAGAAAGACTATTTGATTGCATATTTATAACATCATACCGTGACCGCAATAGAATAGCTGCTTGATTTATCTTTGTAAACATGAACTCTCGTAAAACATTTAAAACGTTATTGATGTTTAAATGTTCTCTTTTAATGAAAAATATTGAATTTAAAAAGTTTGACATTACTTGGTCAATGAACTATATAATATCGTCGGATTGTCTTTATTCTCTTTTTCAATAAAATATGCGTTCTTAAATTCCTCTTTCTGATATTCCATTGTTTCTAGTGATTCTTCTTGGTCCTTAATGTAACCAACGTACTCTTCCAATTCCTTTAATGTATCCTCTGGCAAGAAAGACATATTAATATAACAACCACTCTTGTTTTCATTAATTTTACTAAGTTTCTTAGATAGTATTTTAAGTATCTCTATCTGATGATATTTGGACATAGATTCTATGGTATTCTTTAATTGTTCCAGCTTATCCATTAACAATATGAGATATCAAAATTTTATATTGTTTTGTTAGGTTATTATTCTTCAGTTACAAAATAGTTATTTTTTGTATGTTTTTGATTTACATTTCCCTTTGTTTTTTTGAGTTTTCCGTTTCTTTTTACCTCCATGCGCTCTATTTATTGGTTGGGCTTTTTCGTCGTCATGAAATTTTTTTATCTCTTCTTCTGAATATCTGTTTTTTTGAACTGACCTACATGTATGGTCAATTATATTAATAACTTTAAACCCATAGGAACTTAATACATCTATTATTTCATTTAAGTACACAATTTTAGTAGTGGGAGTAATAAGAATTGTAGGGTAGCATGTCTTACATGCTTTTAGTTGTTGGTTGAAAAGGTCGCCTGCATCTTCGGAATTTATCAAATTTAGTAATTTATTTGGGTCTTCATTAAAAACATGTCCTTCTATATTTTTACGATTTAATACATGAATCCAATTTTTAGCGGTTTTGTCGGTAAAGTGGTATTCTTTATTCCAAATAGGTACATAGGTATGCCAAGTATTGTCGGCATTAAATTTACCTTCTACATATTCTTTTGAAAATTTCCCAGATTGAATAGGGAGGTCAATAGCAACGTTTTCTCTATATACTTCAGATAGTGGTTGTATTGCCTCTTTAATAATATCATAAGAAGACATTTCACTATTGTGTTTAAATGCACTGACTAACGCGTCATCCATATTTTTTTCAAATACGCTATTAAAACCAAATCCGCATACATTAAGTTCAGAAGCAGCACTAAAGACTCTTACGTCTAATTCTTCTCCCTTGTTATTAACTTTTTTTAATATTGTACTTGGATATTCTCTTCCATGCCCCGCTAT